GGAAAGGCCATGCGATGCGTCTTCGTGCCTGAGGTGTATCTTGATCATAAATGATCCAAAGCGCGAATGCGCGTCGCGCCCCATGGCGCGGGTCTAAAAATAAATTGACATAATCACTCAAATGTTGCAGCGTGTGATGAGTTGGTCGATTTGAGCTTGCTCATCGCAAATTGGACGCCACCCTCGGTACCAGCCCGTTGCCCTCCTGAAGCCTGTGAGAAGGCCGTCGAACGCTGACGTTAAAAAGATAGGTCTTGCCCTTGGGGGTTACACCCTGACGCCACCCTGACCGAAACAATCCTCGCTTTTTTGTTTCGTTTCAGGAGAAGGCTATGCCAGAGACTTTTGGTGGCGTCGATGCCACGCACAAACTTTTATATCAAAATAACGTTCAATTTGCGACGCAAAAGTATGAATCGTATTACATGAGGGCCTGTACGCCGCTTTCCATCAAAGGCGAGACAGAGCAGGTGCTTGAGCTTATTGGTCCTTCAGAGGTTATATTCGATCAGCCAGACGATGCGCCATCACCTCATATCCCGCCTAAGCATAACGGCATTTATGTTCAACCGCGAAAATTGAATTGGGGTCGTCTTGTCTCGAACTCGACCGATATTCTTTCAGCCACGAATTATAATTCCAGTTATGTTCATGAGTGCGCCAAAGCGTTTGAACGCGGTAAGGATGACGTCTTCTTACCTGCGCTAACAGGTGATCGTAAAATACGTTCTTCCTCGACAAAAACACCTGTCAATGTCGCTTTCGATCTTGCAAACCAGCAAGTCCCGGTGAATTTTGATGCGGCAGGTAATACGCCTTTGACGGTCGAGAAACTGTTGCGGGTTCTTGAATTGTTCGCGCAAAATGATGTTGATGTCATGCGTGAGGAAGTTTGGGCAACCATGCGTCCAGCAGACAACCGTCTACTTTACAAGGAAATCGAATTTACGTCAAAAGATTATCGTGACACGGCTGTTTTTGACAAAAAAACAGTACGTCAGTTCCTTGGGATCAATTTCATTGTCGATCCACGTATTCCTCTTGCGCCGTCAACGTCTTATCGACGCGCTTTGTTCTGGTGCAAGTCCTACATGCATTTCGGCACAGCAAAGCCGCTTCAAACCGTTATGGACAGAGTGATCGAAAAACAAAACCAAGTCCAGATTTATGCTGAAGGTTGGTATGCCGCGACACGTTCTGAGGATGTCGGTGTCGTTGAAGTGCTTTGCACAGGATAATTCAAAGTAAATCTTCCCGCCTTTCGTAGGCGGGCTTTGTGTTCACTTTCGTAAAAAGGTTTAAACTCATGGCTATTCGCACTCTTTATGGTAATGCCCTGCGCGATCCTGCGTCGCCATTGCCGCTTTCTCAGGCTATTTACTCAAATTCTGGTGTCCGTCATGCAACAGATACATTTACCGTTCTTGCAACTGATAATGCAGGAAGCGTGTTTTATCTCGCAAAAGTGCCTTCGCACGCCATTATCCTACCAAGTTTCTGTGATCACGCCGCATTAACAGGCGGCTCGTTCTCATGGGGGCTTTATGATGCACGTGGTGTTGTGACGGCTGTTCCTGCTGCGCTAGGGGCTGCGGCCTCTTATGCCAGTGCTGCGGTGAAATATATCAACACCCTTGCCCCTGCTAACAAAATGAAGCGCGTGTGGGAATTGTTAAACCTTACACAAGACCCTGGGCGTGACTTCGTTGTTGCCTTAACGCAGACGGTCGATGTCAGTGCGGGTGGGGCTGTTTTTGCAAACCTTCAATGGATCGAAGGGCGCTAAATCATTTTAGAACAAAGGACATACACCCATGCTGACGGGGGTCATGACGGAAATTGACGCTGCAAATGGTGCGCTGGCTCTCATTGGGGAGCCAGCGCTCATTGCATTGGATGATGATCGTCATGCTGCTCGCGTCATATCACAAAACTTTGGCCATGTGCGCGATGCGCTGCTTGTTGAGCACACATGGAATTTTGCTCTTAACGATTTTTTACCCGCGTCCGATGGTCCTGCGGATGAGTTAGGGCGTTACTGGTTCGTGTTGCATCCTGATTGCTTGCAGGTGATCTCGGTGGATGGTCTTACCAATAATGATTGGGTGATCCGTGCCGTGCGTGATCCTTCCTCAACTACACCCGTCAATGCAAAAATGCTCGTGTGCAAGGTTGTCGCGCCTGAGGTGCGTGCAATCTGGCGTGTTGGCAATCCCGCGCTGTGGTCGCCTCTTTTTATCGATGTGTTTCAGCATCTCTTGGCCGCTAAAATCGCCGCGCTCATTCCCCGCGCCACGGATCGCGCCGATGAGATGGAAGAAAAAGCCGCGCGTAAACTGTTCAAGGCACAACGGCGTGATGCGCAAGAGGGTGTTTCACAGAAATATTCGCAAGAAAGCCCGTGGGTCAACGCCCGTCGCTCTGGAAGGTGGGGGTAGAGCATCATCCAAAAAGTGTGACGCGGTTTTTGGATTAATGATGCTCTAAATAAAAGGACTATCTTATGCCTGTTGCGCTCGAAAAAAACACATTCGCGCAAGGCCAAGTCTCGAAAGAGCTTTGGGCGCGGCGTGATCTGGCTAAATATCAAACCGCTGTCAAGAAGGCGCGGAATATGTGCGTGCTGCTTGAAGGCGGTCTTACCCGCTGCCCCGGCACGCGCTTTGTTGCGCCGCTCAAAGATCAATCGCGCATTGGGCGTTATATCCCGTTTCGCTTCTCCCCCACCGATGCCTATATGCTCGTGTTCAATGCGGGTGTGATGCGTGTGTTTCGCAATGGGGGTGAAGTGCTTTCGGGCGTGAGCGTTTATGAAACGGCGATTCCCTATGCCGATGTGGACTTTCCAAATATCAAGTTCTCTCAAAGTTATGATGTGATTTATATTTCCTGCAAAGGCTACACAACGCGCGTGCTGCGCCGTCTTGCGCATGATAACTGGACGTTCAGCGTCTTTTACCCTGTTGAAGCGCCGCTAGAGCCGCTCAACGCCGATGTTTCAAAGACCATCACCCCGTCAAGCGACACGGGCACGGTTACGCTCAATGCGTCTTTTGCTGCATTTCAGTCGGCGCATGTTGATTCTGTCTGGCGGCTTGATGAAGATGATCTCTCCACCGTCCCCTTGTGGGCTGCTGGTGAGACGGTCGGGGGTAGTGCATATCGGCGTTGGAATGGCCGCATCTATCAGAACACGTCAGGCTCGCCCCTTGTCGCTGGCCCCAATGCGCCCACGCATGACGATGGTGTTGTCACCTCTGGCGGGGGTCAGGTGGCATGGGCGTTTATTTCCAACACAGGCACGTATGTGCGCATCACAGGCTTTACCAGTTCCACGCAGGTCACGGCGGTGGTTCAGGGGCGCATTGCCGCGTCGATCCTGTCAGGCACGTATCGTTGGAGCGAAGCCGCATGGTCGGGAGTGCGCGGTCATCCTGAAGGCGTTTTCCTGCTTGATCAGCGCCTTGGCTTCATTCGGGATAATCAGCTCTGGCTTTCACGCCCTGGGGATTACACCAACTTTGAAATTGATCAAACCGATGCGTCCGCGCTCACGCTCTCGCTTGTTTCCCCTGACGGCTCATTCGCAAAGATTGCATGGGTAGGCGCGTCAGGCATTATCGTTGTCGGCTGCGCAGGCTCTGAATGGATCATTCGCGGCCCTTCCATTTATGACGTGCTCAAAGTCGATACCGTGCGGGCGATTCCCTCTGGCTCGGAAGGCTCATGTCCCCATGAGCCGCTGGTGTTCTCGGGCGGGGTGATCTTTATCGGCAATTCGCGCCGTAAACTGCATTATGCTGTGCTTGATGGTGTGGGTGAACAGCTTACAGTCCAAGAGACAACATTGTTCTCGCGCGATATTCTTCTTGGGCTTGCCCGTCAGCTTGCATTTCAACGTGATCCGAACCGTATCATCTGGGTGTCGCTGCAATCGGGTACGCTTGTGGCGCTCACGTTTCGCCCTGATCAGGAGGTCATGGGCTTTGCCACGCGCGATTTTCATAACGGATTTGTCGAAGAGATTGCCACAATTCCCGCTGCCGATGGTGAAGACGTTGAACTCTGGCTCATTGTGCGCCGCACGATTGGCGGGGTGACTAAGCGCTATATCGAAGTGATGCAGCCGTTTTTCCGCCCTTTGAGCGAGGATGCTTCAACCTGTGAACGGGCATGGTTCTTTGACAGTGCCCTTGAATACAACAACCCCTCCACACCTGTCACAACCTTGTCAGGGCTTGGTCATCTTGAGGGGCAGACCGTGGGCTGGTTCGCCAATGGGCGGCTTTATGGCACGGCGGTTGTTGCATCGGGCGCGATCACTGTGCCTGAGCCTGTCACGCAAGCGGTCGTCGGTCTACCCCTGCCATATCGCATTGATCTTTTGCGCATTGATCTGGATGCGCAAGGCGGCTCATCGCGGTTGAGCGCAAAGCAAGCGCGTCAGGTTGGTGTGGATGTCGTTAATTCTTATGGCGGTTATGTTGAAGTCAACGGGGGCTATCGTGAACCGCTCACACAATCAGGGTCGGCATTGCTGGGCACGGCGCTTCCAGCATACACAAAAACGCTTTTGGTGTCTGCCGCGTCACCTTCTGATCGTGAGCTGAATATCAGCATTTATGATGATCGCCCGTTTCCGTTCACCCTGTCAGGAATCACCCCTGACATTGATGTGCATGGAGGTTGATGATGTGTTTTGATCTCATCCTTGCAACGGGCGGCGCTCTCTTAAGCGGCGCGGGCGCTATTCAGGGCGGGGATGCGCAAGCGCGTTCAATGCGCCTTCAGGCCATACAAGCACAGCGCAACGCGGATAATGCCCTTGCCAAAGGCGCGTTTGATGCGCAGCGCGTACAAGATCGCAATGACATGATGCTCGCAGGACAACTCGGCTCTGTCACCTCGCGCAACCTTGATCCCACCTATGGCTCACCCTTGGCGGTGTCGGCTTTAAGCGCGATGCAGGGCGAGACGGATGTCATGCTCACACGAGCCAGTGCGCAGCAGGATGCGGCCGCGTCACAATGGCAGGTGGCGGGTCTTATGGGCAAAGCGCAAGACGTGCAAAAAGGCGCGGCTTTAAGCGCGGGCGCATCGCTTCTCTCCAGCATCGCACCGTGGGCGTCGCTCAGGGGTGGCAAAAGTGCACCCACATTGGCCGCGCAAGGCAAAGGCGCAACCCCCCTCAATATCACGCCACAGATGCCGCAAGTGTCGGACTTTAATGGCTCACCGTGGGGGCATTACTAATGGCAGAGGGCTTTCAATTCATTCAGCAATCGCGCGTGCAAGCACCAGGGGCGCAAGCCTTGCCGCAACTCTCGGACGGCTCTGCCACGGCGCAAGGTGCGATGCGTCTTGGACAAGCCGTCACGAGGTTATCAGCACAACTCAAGCAGATCAATGATACGACACAGGTCACGCAAAGTGATATGGGCTTGCGCGCGCGGCTTAATGAAATTGATGAAAGAGCGCAAAAGGATACTGATTATGGCACGATGCCTGATCGGTATAAAGAAGAGATCGCGCAAGCCTATCAGGAATCAGCCTCACAAATCTCTGATCCTTCGCAAAGACTGCAATTTGAATCACACGCGCAAAAACTCACGATCATGCAAGAAAGACGCATTCGTGAACGTGCGCTGACTGGTCAGCAAGATGTGTTTGCAGCAAACCTTAAATCCATTCAAGCCGATACGTTTAATAAAGCCGTGGGTGCGCAATCGCCTGACGAAGCGCTCGCCATTCAAAACAGTTATTTCGCTGATCTCGATGCTAATGTCGCTAAAGGAATGCTCACGGCTGAAGGAGCACAACAACAAAAACAAACGTTTTTGCGCTCGGCTGGGCAAACGCGACTCATGTCTCTGGGGGATAAAGACCCTGATGCGGCGCTCAAAGCGCTCAATGATCCATCGGTTACACAAGCGTTTCAACCGCAAGAGCTTGAAGCCTATCGTCAACAATTCATCACCAAAAAAACAGATTTACAATATCAACAGGCGGTAAACGCGACACGCTTTGGCAAACCCGCACAAGCGATTGCCATCACAGGGCGCATCACTGATTTAAGGCAGGTCGATTTTATTCTTGATGGTGGTTTGATTGCGCAAGAAAGCGGTGGCAACCCGAACGCTGTTAATGCCAGTTCTGGTGCAATCGGCCTCACGCAACTTATGCCAGATACGGCGCGCATGGTCTCAAAGCGCATTGGTTTGAATGATGTCGCGGGCATGAGCAACGAGGCGCTCACGCAATACCTGACGGCTAATCCATCTGTCAATCGTGCCATTAGTGCGGCCTATCTCAAGGAAGGCGCAAAGAAG